AGTCAACACCCCCGATTAGGAGGATCGACTGAAAAGCCTACTGATGCTCTGGACAAGTCTGGCGCAAGAGTGCGCCAGTAGATGCTGTACACGCACCACCATGGACATTCGTACCGTCCATGAACGTGTCGAACACGAAGGTCTATCGTTCCTGACGATTACCCTTCCTACCTTCGGAAAGGACTTCGAGAGGAGTCTGGACCTGGGTGGTACTGACCGCAGTCTCTTCCGGGCGTTTGCCTGGAAGGCAGGGCTCCCGAGATTGTTTTCGGGTTTCCTGGGTCAAGTGTTCGACAGTGGTACTGGTGTGTTGTTGGACGATCCTAACATCGATGTAATTACCTCCGTGCGCCAGCTTACGCTGATGTTCGGTAAGGTGCTGGTTCCCTGCTCTCGCGAGCGGGTGTCAGCGGCGATCGAGGGATACGTCCGATGTGAGCAGGAAGTGAATCTGCGCTCTGCTTGGCTCCTTCCGGAACATCTGGAGGAGTTTAGGCGGGTTGCAGATATGCTGTACGGGGACCTATTCTCGACCATCGACCAGGAGGTCTTTGATCGAACTTTGGTCCCCAAGCACGGTCCGGGTGCGACTGCCGATAGACTCCGTGGGAACGGAAAATATCGGAACAATCTCTGGACCGCACGCCTTGAGGCACACTTTCCGTCAGGAGAGTACCTCGTACCCAGCTCGAACTTCAAGAATGAGCTGGAAGGCGTTCACTTCCTCGAACCTGGCGCGGAGATGCCCGTTAAGGTCATCACCGTACCTAAAACGCTCAAGACACCGAGGATCATCGCGGTAGAGCCTACGCACATGCAATATGTGCAGCAGGCCATCCGCGAGGCCCTCTATGATGGGGTTCAGGAGAGTGACTTCCTCCGTCCCATGATCGGGTTCCGAACCCAGAAGCCTAATCAGCGACTGGCAAGGAAAGGTTCCCTTACGGGTAGCCTGGCAACGCTAGACCTTAGCGATGCCTCCGACCGTGTCTCGAATCGGTTGGTGCAGGAACTGCTCTTCGGTCACCCGCATTTGCAATTGGGTGTCGATGCTTGCCGTTCCACGCATGCCGATGTGCCTGGCCATGGCGTACTTCGCCTAGCCAAGTTCGCGTCTATGGGTTCTGCGCTTACCTTCCCGATTGAGGCCATGGTCTTTCTGACCTGTGTCATGATTGGGATAGGCGAGGCGTACAACACTCCGGTGACCCC